CATATCCAAATCTATACAAGTCAATGGTTGAAGAATTTTCTTCTGGAAGTAAGTTTGTGGAAGTAGGATCATGGAAAGGTAAAAGTGCAGCCTATCTTGCTGTAGAAATTATAAATTCTAAAAAAGATATAAAGTTAGATTGTGTAGATACATGGAAAGGGAGTGCTGAACATGTAGATGATCAGTATGTAAAATCAAATTCTTTATACGAATTGTTTATTAAAAATACATCTTCTTTATCTTTTGTTATTAATCCAATTAAAATGGATTCTATTAGTGCATCAAAAACATATGAAGATAATTCAATAGATTTTGTTTTTATTGATGCTAATCATGAGTATATACATGTAAAAAACGATATAGAAGCATGGTTTCCTAAAGTAAAAGTAGGAGGAACTATTGCTGGACACGATTATAGAAATGGTTGGACAGATGTAGACAAAGCCGTTAATGAATTTTTTGCTGAAAAAAAGATTTTAGCTGGCGAAAGTTGTTGGGTTTACGAGAAAATTTAATGGACTTAGCATTATTGGTTCATGCATGTGACAAGTATTCTTTTGTTTTTAAAAGATTTTTAAAAGCATTTGATATTTTTAATTTAAACATACCATGTTATTTCTCAACAGAATCCACAAATATAAAAAGCAAAAAATTTGAAAACATAAACACAAATGAAAATGTATGGTCATTAAGATTAAATCAATCTTTACTTAAAATAAAAGAAAAAAATGTAGTGATTCTTCAAGAAGACTTTATAGTAAATAGTTTTAATGAAAATTTGTTTTGTGATCTTTATAAGTTTCACAATGATTATGGTTCAGACATTACTAAGACAGGTTCGTTTAAAACCTTTTCGTTGCTAAAAACTTCTGTTGAAAATATGTACGCACAAAAATATGGTTATTATTTAATGAGTCATCAACCAATAGCTATATTCAATAAAGAGTTTTTAATATCAACGCTAAATGAAAAACAAAATGCCAGTGAGCACGAAATGTATTGGTCTGAAAAAATAAAGGAAAATAGTATTTTTTGTTTTGGTAAAAATGAATTTGATCATCAAATGTTTAATCCTGTTTTTGGATATACACATGTTATAAGCAAGGGTAAGCTAATAGCTTAACCATGCCATATCTTTTCTTCTGGACCAAGCAATCTTGCTAAAGTAAATAGGAAATCGCTAAGTCTATTTATAAATACAACAATGTTTTTAAAATCTTGATGTGCTTCCATGAGCCTTACTAGATCAATTTCAACTCTTCTACATACTGCTCTAGCCAAATGAATTTCACAATGATTGAATGGAATTATAAAATTCTTTAATGGCTTTAAACTTTTAGTCATTAAATCAATAATGTCTTCTGTTTTTTTAATGTGTTCTTCTTTTATTCTTTCTTTTCCAGTAGCCACTTCTGCACCAACTTCAAAAAGAAGATTTTGTATTTCTATTATAAATTCGTACACTTCATGGACTTTTAATTCTAAAATATACTTTTGATTAACAAATCCAATCCAAGCATTAAGCTCATCAATACTACCAAGAAGTTGTATATTAGGATTAGTTTTAGGTACTCTACCTATTTTTGGCAAAAGTGTAGTTCCGTCATCACCAGTTTTTGTATATATTTTCATTTTAAATTCTTGAATATTTTGGTTGTTAAAACGAATACTATTATATATTACTAAACTATAAGGAGGAATCAATATGAAAGTAATAATTAGAAACATGTCTGGAGAATTTTTTTGCAAACAACCAGAAGTTGGATTAACAAATCTAAAGAAAGATGCATATGTTTTTGATTGTTACAATGATGAACATGCAAATTTAGTTCTAGAAAAAACTAAACAATTTATTTCAAACAACGATTTAAATTTAGAAGTTATTGATAAAACACAAATAAATTTAAGAGTAGAATAGGAATAACATGAACATATTTGTTTTAGATAAAGACCCAAAACAAGCTGCTGAATGGCATGTGGATAAACACATAGTTAAAATGCCTTTAGAAACAGCACAAATTTTATGCACTATTCTTAATGGTCATGGTGTTATGACACCATATAAATCAACTCATGTTAATCACCCTTGCACAATATGGGCAGGAAAAAGCATGGGTAATTTTATTTGGTTGTGTGAATTAGGTATACATCTTTGTGATGAGTATTCTTATAGATACGAAAAAGAACACGCATGTAAGAAAGTTATAATAGAATGTTTAACTTTTGCGTGTAAAATACCAAACATTGAAATGACAGAATTTGTTCAAGCTATGCCAGAAGAAGTAAAGTCAAATGATACAGTTGAATCGTATAAGAATTACTATATAAAATTTAAATCTCATATTGCCAAATGGAAAAAAAGAAATGTTCCAAATTGGTATAACATAATAAATTAAGGCACTTATGAAAATTAAAAAGAACAGGCAAAAAAAAGCTAGAAGAATAATGATTCTTGCAGCAATAAGAATGTCTAAAGAAATTGGAATGAAATTCAATAGGATCAACATGGAGGAAACAAGAGATATTTATATGTGCAAGTATGGCGTAGATAGTTTAATTAGAAGGTTTGATATTGCAAGTATTGTCGCCTGATTGTTCTTTTTGAAATCCGTAAGGACAATGTTTGCAATCTTTTTTACAACAACGGCCTCTTTTTTTTAAAAAATATTCAGTCAAAACAACTTGTTTATTTTCATCTATATAATAATCTATGTCTTTTATCATTTTTTAGGTGACTTTGTTTTTATTCCAGCTTCCTTATATGCACTACGCATTTTAGGGTTGTCATCTATAGCAAACAACACATTTTCTTTTATGCTTTCAGCATGTCTTTTTTTAGACTCGTTTTGATCTTTAGGACTACCACCCATATTATTCATCATAAGTTTATTGTATTTAACTCCAGCTTTCTTTAAAGACTTTACAGTATCATCTCTGTCGGATTCTGGCCTACCAGTTATAATATAAATCTTGTTTTGTTTTGACAACTCATTAACATAATCAATCATTTTTTTAATTGGGTATATACCATTACGCAAAATAGTGTTATCTATATCGACAATCACTACATTTGCATTACACAAATAAAAAAATATATCTTCTGATGTTTTTCTCATATTTATTTATACACCAGTATGTAGACTGTATTAGCGTATGTTTATTTGAAAATCTCACCGAAAACATTGTGGTATTTAATGATCAAAACATATCATGTAAAAATAACAATTCTTAAAAATAAAAATAAATATAAAGCTAAAATAACAAAAGATGGGTACATATCAATAATTCTTTGTGCATCATCTGATAAGAAAGCAATTGAACTATTAGAAAAAGTTGTTTGTATAGGTGATAAAAGAAAGATTAAAAATAGCAAAAAAGTTAAGGATTTCGTATTGCAAAATAGCAACCATAGTTATATGTTTGCATTGCGTATTGAGAATGTAGACAGCTATATACAAGATTGTGATCATAAGTAACTGCGTTATCAAATTCAATAACGGTTCTTTCGCAGTTCTTTCCCCGAAGCGATCATAACACCAGGGTATGTACCCAAAGACTGCCATAGAGTAGCCAAACTCTTAACAGGTGGCACGAAAAGTTTAATTAAGAATCAACACTAGGAATGGAGTGACCCCTTCTCCACCTAGACCTGATAGAGCAAAGCACAAAATTCTTAATTAATGTCTTGTTTGGTAGAGTGTATAGCACACCGAAGGTAAACAAAGAACTCTGATGCTATGCTATCAGGGTAAAGAAGGGGTATTTGTAATGAAGTTTAAAGCAGACATAACACTTAAAAAATGGGGCAGTGAGGAAACAGTAGTAAACGAATCTTTTAGAGAGACATGTTTGAAAATATTAAAGATGGATATTTTTAAACAAACAAGCTGGCACTACCATGCCGAAAAAGAGTCTTATTTTTATATATTGTCTGGAGAGGTGTCAATACACATATCTGACAACGATGACTTAAATTTGGCACATATAGAGCTTTTAAAACAAGGTGATTGTATTTTTGTGGGAGCAAACCAAAGACATATGATAACATCAATGAAACAAAGCGTATTACTCGAATCATCAAGCTTTGATGATCAATTTGACAAAACTATAGTTCCTCACTAGCTATGTCACAAAATATTTGAACTACGCTCTTTTCTATAAAGCCAAATGAGTTTAAGTGACCAACATCTTTTCCAACTATTAGAGTTATTTCCATAAATTCAGATTCAGATATATACCCAGTTGAATAAGCTTTTCTTATTATTTCTTTAAATAAAATAAATTCTTCTTTGGTAAAATTTATGGTGTTTAAATTGAGAAAATCAATCTTGCCCTTAAAATAAGCCTTGAGTGTTTGTTGACTTTCCTTTATTCTGTTTTTCATACTGACCTCTTATATCGAGAAAATTATGGCAAAGAAAAATGAACCAGAGATAAATGTAAGGTTATTAATAAAAAGAAATCTCCTAGATGTAGTAGAAATAGAAAAAGCATCATGCTACACAAATGATCCAGACTTTGGCAAAATCCAAAATGATTCTGCTTGGTCCTCATCTTCTTTTACAAGTTTTGTTAGAAAAAAGAATACATTTTCTTATGTTATTTATGAGAATTCTAAAATAGTTGGGTTTATTTTGATTGAAAATGGAGTTAATGAAACAACAATAGAAAAATTAGTTGTTCACCCAATGAAAAGAAGATATGGCTATGGAACCGCTATGATTGATTTTTTAATTCAAAAAAAATTCAAGCCAATAATTTCTGCGTACTGTAGGGAAGATGACAATGATAGCATTAAATTCTACAGCAACAAAAAATTTAAATCAAAATTAGAGAAGAAATATTTTCCCAACGATATTGATGCTGTAAAGTTTACTGTGGAGATTGACCATGAAAAATAAAGTATCTGTAACATGTTTAGGTTGGTGCAATAAAAATTTCATGAGTGTTGATCCAAAAACAAATAGATTGTGCAAAAAATGCAGCGAAAAAATAAAAAACATAACTAATGAATTTGGAAAATGGGGAACAAAAATAACAAGAGAAACAAGAAATGATTAGTTTTTTTTTAAATATATTTTCATCAGAACGATCATCTAAATGGCAAACAGTTAGAAACAAGTGGATTAAAGAAAACCCATATTGTTATGCTTGTGGAAGTAAAAAAGAATTACAGTGCCATCATATAATTCCATTTTCATCTAATAAAAATTTAGAACTAGACATTAAAAATTTGGTTACTCTTTGCACTACTTGTCATTTTGTTTTTGGTCACTTGCACAATTACAAAAATTTTAATCCAGAAGTAATTAGGGATTGCCAAGAGCATCACAAAAGAGTAAAACAATTTACAGTTAAGAGTTTTAGTAAACCTATTTCTTTTTGGAGAAACATTATGAACAAGTTTTTTGGCTCTATTGCTTTGGTTTTTTTCGGTTATTCAATCTATGTTAGTCATATGTATGTAGTAGAAACTAACAAAAATACAACAATTAAAGAGCTTTTTGCTGCTGAAAATAGAATCCTAAAAGATGAAATTTATGCAGAGAGGGGCAAGCCAACTTATGAAAATGGCTATAGGGATGCTATTTTAAGGGCTGGCTCACCAACTGGATCTGGTGCATATCGTGATGGTTGGGAGTCTTGTGCAAAGCTTTACACAGATGGTTCATGGACTAGTGGTTATCATACAGCACTAGAACAATTTGGTTGGAAGAATGAGTCTACGGCATTCAAAACCAACAAACCACAAAATGTCTCTATGAAATAATCTTTTTGTCTTTCGCCCTCATACTGTGTATTAGTATGGGGGTAATCATGAAAAAGAAGTCACATAATAGCAAAACTTTTGGCGAAATTTCTGGAAAATATTGGTCTTCATTGAAAAAAAATGCAAAAAAAAGAAACATACAAGTAAAAGCAACAATAGAAGAAGCTTGGGAAATTTTCTTAAAACAGAACAAAAGATGTTTTTATACTGGATTAAAAATAACTCATAAAAAATATTTAAAAAGAATTAACAATAAAGATATTTATTCTTTAGGAACAGCATCGTTAGATAGGAAAAATAGTAGTCTTGACTACACCAAAGGAAATATACAGTGGGTTCACAAAGATGTTAACTATATGAAGATGAGTTTAAACGAAAAGTATTTTATAAAACTTTGTAAGCTTATATCTAGGAGATTCTAATGCATTCAGAAAATTTTTCCAAGACAATGAAGTCTCAATCAGACGAACAGCTTTATTCACAACTTTCAAGTGATGAAAAAGCATTAGCTGATTTATTGTTATCTTTAGCAGATAAGATTGGACCAATCGACAAAAGCGATGGTATTTGGGTTGGCTATGAGAATGGAGACAAAAATCAAGTAAAAGATATTGGGGTGAAGTGTGGAAACTGTGCATTACACAAATCAGAAAATTCATGCAAGATAATCAGCCAAGTAATAGAGCTTGATGGTGCTTGTAGATTTGCAGTAATTCCAGATGGATATGTAAATTCTGGCAAAGTAAACAAACATATAGAAGAGTACTTAAATGAAAATAATCCTAAACAATAATGAACTTTTAAAAAAAAAGTGTTTAACTGTAGATTTAAAAACAGGATTTAAAGTTGCTAAAAGAATGGGTATGTTCTTAAATAAATTAAAGAATAAAACAAACAACAAAATAGTTGGTTTGGCAGCAAATCAAATTGGTATAGATGCATGTGTATGCATAGTATTTAAAAACAACAAGCCATTTGTTTTAATAAACCCAAAAATAATTTCTTTTTCTGATGTAAGAATTAGAAATAAAGAACAATGTTTAAGTTATCCAGATGTAGAATTAGATATATACAGACATATGTGGATTGAAGTTTCTTGTGATAATCACAAAGAAACAGTTTTTTTTGGAAATGTTTCGCTCGAAAGTGATGCAATTAAAAATCTTGAAAGTGCTGTTGCTCAACATGAAATATGTCATTTAAATGGATTGACTTTTCATGATTTTCAATGGAACAACGCACCAACACCAGCGGAGTGGAATTAACATGCAAACTCATTATACAAAAAGCAAGCTAATTGGAAACGAAAGATTTTCTAGTGAACTGGATAGTTTAATATATCAAAACATACCTTCTGATTATTTAATACCAGAAGAAATTCTTTTTGAAAAAATACATAAAGATATACTTAAAGAGTTTTCGCACAATAAATATTCATCTAGAGAAATAAATGACAGTTTAAAAAACATGGTTCAAAAAAAACAAATAAAAGAATTGTATGGAACAAAACTATCAAAATACATTTCTATACAGTAAAGGTTTTAAAAACATTATTGTAATAATATTTTCGTTTTTTATGATGTATTTAATATTACATTATATATTAGCAGATTTAATGCACAATGAGGGTTGTAAGTGTGTTGATACTATAGATTAAGGGGTATTTAAGTATGGGTTAATATTTCTCTTTGGAGATTTCCCATGACAACTTACTTTGAGGTTTGGGGAGTGGTTCCAGGAGGAAAGAA